AGAGATGCACTTTACGAAGGTAGAATGAATCCTATCGCAACGTTCCCTGGTCAAGGTGTTACTGTATTTGGACAGAAAACATTACAAGCAAAACCATCAGCATTGGATAGAATCAATGTAAGAAGATTGTTAATAGCAGTGAAGAAATTCATCGCATCATCTACTCGTTACTTAGTGTTCGAAAACAACACAGCAGCTACGAGAAATAGATTCTTATCAATCGTTAATCCTTACTTAGAATCAATTCAACAAAGACAAGGTTTATTCGCATTTAAAGTGAAGATGGATGAAACCAACAACACACCAGATGTAATTGATAGAAATATAATGGTTGGTGAGATATTCTTACAACCGGCTAAAACAGCAGAATTTATAGTTCTTGACTTTAACGTACTACCAACTGGAGCAGCATTTCC